ATGAAGTATTTACAGAGCCCAAGGGGTACATCAAAAATTCAGCATAGGATATGATACGAAAAGGTCAAACCCCTAACGTGTACCGATTTGCACGATCTCAGTTCACTAATAACATTGTACCGATTTGCATGATCTCAGTTCACCAATAACATTGTTCCGTTTCTGAGCTTGACATTCCCCATCACTCCCCATTAACTAAATATATGAAAGAATTTCCTAAGCTTCCAGAATCACCACACGCCATACCTCCCGTGCCAGCGAGCCCATCTCCGGCTCCCGCCATTACTACTAAGACCTTTTCAGAGCCACCCACATTTGGTGATGAAGGGGTGTCTTTTATAATGAAGACGAATTTACAACCTAAGCACAGAGACGATCCTTTGATCCTCAAATATATATTGGCTTACTGTGAGTGTAGGGATAACCGTCAGGCTGCTGAAGAGGCTGGGATATCGGCGCAGAGAGGAATGGGCTTAAAGAGACGTAAAGACATCCACGAGTGCATTAACAGGATCACAGAGAGTGCATTGGTGAAGCATGGGTTCGACGTAGAAGACTTGGTTGCTAGAGTTAAGAACGTGGCGTTTGTTGATCCGGTGGCTTTGGAGAACGCTGATGGTTCTTATAAGTCTTCTATGAGTGAGATTGACCCAGAGACTAGGCGGGCAATTAAGAAATTTAAAGTTAAGAATATTTTTGAGAAAGATCAGAATGGGATAGAGAGTAAAGTAGGAGAGCTTATCGAGGTTGAGTTTTATGATAGGTTGAAAGGTGTGGAGATGCTTGGGCGTGAGAAAGGTGTGTTTAAAGAGACATCTAGAATCGAGCATGATGTGACATCTAATATGAAAGAGTTGTTATTGGCGTCGAATAAGAGAGCTGACGATGCGTCTCGAGCTAGGCAAGAGGCAGATGTGATAGATGTGTCACCGGAGGTGAAAGATGAGCGATAACGTAATACCGATAGGTGGAGTTACAAAACTAGATATTGATCCAGATGCAGCGTTAGAAGGGTGTAAAGGGCAGCTAGATGGAGTCATAATTATTGGGACCAGTAAAGAGGGTCACCTTCATTTTGCCTCCAGTATAGCAGACGGTGCAGAGATACTTTGGTATGTGGAGCAATTTAAAGCAATGCTGTTGGAGTTGGAAGAGTGAGACCTACAGCAGCACAACCTTCTAGTGAGGATATAGGCCTGTTTAAAGAGATGATTGATGAGAATAGATACGACTTCAATAAACTCGTATACATCATATTCCCCTTTGGTCAGGAGGGACATGCTTTAGAGAAGTTCGCACCTTACCAATGGCAAAAAGAGGCGTGGGCAAAGCTTTCTTTGCACTTGTCCAATCCTGCAACAAGGTATGAAACATATAGACTAATAGTATCGTCTGGTAACGGAGCTGCGAAGACAGCGTTCGGTGCCATGACTTATTTAATGCTCATGTACACGCAGCGGATTAGAGCGCGTATCACGGCGAACACTGCACCGCAGATGTCGTCAGTCGTGTGGCCTGAGTATGATATTTGGTTTCGTCATGCACGTTACCAAGAGCACTTCTTTGAGAAATTTGGGACAAGTATTAAAGCAAAGAATCCGAGGTTGGCAGAGACATGGAGGTTGGATGCCGTGACATGGAATGAACAGTCCCCAGCTTCGATCTCAGGGCTCCATAATAAGGGTGGAGCTGTGATGTACATCTTCGAGGAGGCTCCTGGTATTCCTGCCAACATTTGGGAGTATGCCAGTGGTGCCTTCACGGAGACTGAGACGATCAAACTGTTCTTTGCTTTTGGGAACTCAGATGATCCAGAGAGTAAGTTCGAGCAGAACATGGCGTCCCCTTTGTGGAATGCCACCCGTATCGACACCAGAACCCAAGACCACATCGACAAGAAGCAGCTAGAGGATTGGCTGCAAGAGTGTGGAGGCGATGAGGACCATGACGACTACAGGGTGCGTGTGCGAGGTCTTCCCAGGAAGTCAGCTAAGGACTCAATCATTAGCTTAGAAGCTGTGAGAGAGGCCATCAAACGCTCTACGGACTATGACCTGAAGCAAGTGGGTATGTTACCTGTTATTCTGTCTTGCGATCCAGCCTGGACTGGTGGAGATGATACCTGTATTTGGTATCGCCAAGGTCCATATACGAAGATGCTCGAGAAGTTTAAGCTCGATAAATCCAAAGGTCAGACCCATCAATTCACTTATAATAAGCTGGTGAAGTGGGAACAAGAGTTAAAAGCCGATGCGGTGTTCATAGATCAAGGGGAAGGAACAGCGATCTACACCTTAGCCTGTAACGCAGGGAAGAGTTGGGAGTTGATCTCTTTTGCTTCTTCACCTAATGACAGTGCTGAGTTTCAGACCTCTGAATATGCGAACCTTCGTGCTCAAATGTATTACGAAGGGAATAAGTTTTTACTTGAAGGTGGAATAATAGATGCGAAAGAGAACGGATATTTTGATGAGATCCAACAACAGCTCTGCTGGACCAAAGGTACAAGGCATAAGATCAATCATAAGAAATTGGCAGAGAAGAAGCTCGACATCAAAGCTAGAGTTGGGAAATCTCCCGATGTCGCTGATGGATTTGTATTACTATTCGCTCGCCCCGTCCTCGAACGACTTTGGGAAAACGACAGAGATCGAGACGATGATATCAGAACCGGAGAAGGGGCAATCAAAATGGCAGGTCACTCAGACCCCTACGCTGATTTAGATGAGAGGGCTCGTGACTTATACAACTAGACAACTGAAAACAAAAGAAGAACTTGTAGCGGTGAAGGATTTTCTCAACGAAGCGGGGCAAAGATTAGAAGAAGAATATCCTGAGTTTCCTGATTGGAAGAATTTTAATTTACCTCGATATGCAAATATAGCCAGGTTCGTTGTCTCCTTTCGCGACGGTGAGCCGGTGGGATTCATGATGTCTCACATGACCGAAAGTGTTTTTCAACAGGATATAACCATACTCAGGCAAGATATTTTGTACGCTAAACCGAATACACGAGCAGCCTACCATTTGATGCAGGACTTCCTTGACTTTGGCCATATCCATGCTGACCATATACTAACTATGATCGGCGCAAGAACTAACGTGAAGCGTCAATCTTTAGAGAAACTCGGCTTCAAGAAAGTTGAGGAACTATATCGTATTGAGGTTTAATTATGGGCGGCAGTGCTGGTGGTTTACTAACAAGCTTAGACGCATCTCTTGGTGAATTATTCGGCGATGAGAACGGATTTCTTGGACTTGAAGGTGCTCGCAAAGAGAAAGCGGCAGCCAGAGCAGAAGTCGGAAGACAAGAGATAGAGCAAGAAAGACTTAGAGCTCAAGGCGTACTACAAGCACAACGTAAAGATGTCCAAGCTTCAAAAGCTGGAGCCTCTGCACGAAGAGCTTCAAGCAGAGCAAGTAGAGGACCATCATCTGGTGGGGCACCAGCTTCAGAGAATCTGGGATCTGCTTCACGCGACTTCTTAGGACTATAATGCAAGACCAAAGTAGTAAATCATTTTGTGAGTTTTTGAGACTTGAAGCCAAGCGGAAGTTTGATCAAGTAAGGTCCACCTGGGTAGATATTGGTCAGTGGGTTTTACCTCACAGAACCAAATGGATGCTATCTCAGGTCCAGGGCGAACGTAAGAACTATCACATTGTCGATCATACTCACACATTAGCACTTCGATCTTATGTTGCAGGGTTCCTTGAGGGGAATACTTCAGCAAGCAGACCTTGGTTCCGCATGGGCACAGGTAACTCTGAGCTTGATTCAATGCCTAAGAATCATGAGTGGCTAGACACCTTTACACGCAGAGTGTTGAAGGCTTTATCTACCAGCAACTTCTACCACGCAGCCGGAGAATTCTATTATGACTATGGTACTTTCAATACTGGCGCTCATTTTATTGATGAAATTGATGACCAGTTATTTTTTCATACCCTGACCCCAGGTTCTTACTATGTAGTGAATGACAGCTTCGGTGAAGCGGTTGTCCTGACTCGTGAGTTCTCACTGAACGTGAAAGCGTTAGTGAACAAGTACGGGAAGAAAGTAAATGGTCACTGGGACTGGTCGAACTTTTCCAACAATGTAAGGAAAATGTACAGCGATGGAAACTACTCTCAGATGGTTGATGTTGCTCAGGTCATTATCCAGAACGATAAATTTGACCCTGAGCAGCCTGTAGCCCTTCTCAATCAACAATGGCACTCTAAGACGTATGAGTTGGGAACGAACATGGAACATGTTCTAGCGAACGGGTCCATGAATGCAAACTTCTCTGACCCTAATGACAAGGAAAAGTTCCTTAAGATTTCAGGCAGCAGCAGAAAACCTTTCATCATAGGGAAGTCCAGCACGTCTGGGAACTTCGAGTACGGTGAGAAAGGTCCATCTTTGGATGCTCTTGGTCTCATTAAATCACTGAACAAGAAAGCGATCGCCAAGGATGAAGCTCTTGAGATTATGCTGCGCCCACCAATGCAGGGTCCAGCCAATCTGAGAAAGAGCTACATCTCAACTGCCTCAAACACGTATGTACCTTTAGATCCAAGCTCTGCCAGTCAGGGTGGGCTGAAGAGCATCTTTGAAATCAACCCAGCTATTGGCGCGTTGATCCAAGATGTTGGTGATTTAAGAGGCCAAGTAGATAAACTCTACTACGCTGATTTCCTTTTATTCTTAAGTAAAAACCCGAAGACTCGCACAGCCACAGAAACCGATGCGATCGTGAACGAGCAACAGCTCGTGATTGGACCAAATCTTCAGAGCTTGAACTGGACATATAATGTGCCAGTGGTTGAGTTCGTGATGGATTTTGTACTAGAGAATGACGCCTTCTTACCTCCACCACCTGAAGAGCTGGCTGGAAGGTTCCTGAAGCCTGAGTTCATCTCAGTATTCGCTCAGGCACAGAAGGCTGCTGATCTACCGCAGATTGACAGATACATGAATATGGTTGCCAATGTGGGTCAGGTTGATCCAAGAATATTTGACAAGGTCAATGTTGACAAGCTCGCTGACATTTATGAGGATCGACTCTACTTACCGGCGGGACTTAATGAGGACCAAGATAAGGTTGATGCCAAAAGACAGCAGGCGCAAGCGCAGGCTGAACGACAGCAGAAACTAGAAGCGATGACTCAAGTGAGTGGCGCGGCTAAAAATTTAGGAATTAAAGCTAATAATCCACAAGGGGAACAACAATGAGAAATATATTCGTAATGATTGCAATTTTATTTGCGTCCACATTCGCACACGCAGGTTTTCAAGGCTACGCAGCAGATGTGAGCTTAGACATTTTCAATAAAATCAACTGTAGTACAGGTCTGACTTGTTCTAAAGTTGGGGACAAATTCACTGTTGCAAGTTCTGGTATCGGTGTTTTGAGAAACCAAGTTGCAGTTACAGCCACTACTATTACTTCTGCTCAGTGCGGTTCTACTTTCATCAGCGGATCAGTTGTTGAAGTTGAACTACCTGAAGCTTCAACGGTTCTTGGTTGTCGTCTGACTTTCATTATCGGTACAGCTCAAGCTTTGACCATTGATCCAGATGTCGGTGACATAATAGCGCTCCTTACTAATGCCGCTGGTGACTCTTTGGTTGCAGATGCAATCGGTGAGTCAGTTACGATTGAAGCTATTAATGCCTCGACTTGGGCTCCTGTAGGAGCTGTTCAAGGTACTTGGACTGATTCGGACTAATCATGACTGAAAAAGACCTTGAAGACGCTAAAAAAGAAAGAGACCAACAGGTCATTAAAGAACTTAAGGAGCACAGAGATGTGCTTCTTAACGTTAGAGCTGTACTAGAAACAGCTTCAGGTAGACATGTGTTTGCCTATATGTTTAAAGAATTTGAAGTAGGTGAACTTCCACCTATGGGTTGGCCCCAAGAGTTAATGAGTGAGAAAATAGGGTCGCTCAGAGTTGGACATTCAATTTTTAAATTAGTATGTGAAGCAAACGCAGAAATGGCAGCATCGCTGCTCGCAAAAGTGGAGAAGGAAAAATATGCACAAGTTCAATCTGATTCATAAATATATGAGACGACATGATGAAATCGTAGAAGGTGGCGAAGGCGGCGGGGCACCAGCAGCAGAACCAGCTCCAGCAGCGGAACCTGAAGGGGACAAGTTTGACGATCTCGGATACCCGATCACAAAAGAAGAACCAGAGCCAGGGAAACCACCGGAAGAAAAAGCGCCCGAAAAACCAAAAGAGGAAGAGGTCGTTGAAGATCCCGCCACTGGATACGGAGAAGAACCTCCAAAAGTCCCTGAGCCAAAAGAAGAGCCCAAAGAAGAACCAAAGCCAGAAGACGACAAAGAGGTTAAATTCGAGCTCATCACAGACGGACTCGAAGAAGACGAAATCCAACCTATTCGCGACTTTTCTAAGAAACATGGTGTTACGAAAGAAGTAGCCCAAGCCATGATTGACCAGAAGAGATCAGAGAACGAAAGACTGGATAAGATCATTCTCGACCAGCAAACTGAAGCTGCTGAAGCCAAGCTTGTGAAAGAAGCAGCGTGGCATAAAGAACTTAAAGAGGACACAGATTTCGGTGGAGAGAAGTTTGGGTTCAATCTGAAGCAATGTAACAAGGTTTTATCTGATAATTTTCCACCAAGAATAATAAAAAGGTTGACGGACAGCAAGGGTGTATTGGAACCTGATGTCATGAGGGGCTTCAAAAAACTCGCGGATCAATTGTACTCGAAAGAGAGACTGACCCAAGGCGACCCTTCAGTGCCGAAGAAGTCAGCAGATGAACACGACGACACTTTGGATTTTTACGAATTAGAAAGTTAATCCTTATAAGGAGAATTACAAATGGCTGCATTAGGAACTAAACTCGTAACACTTGCTGACGTTGCGAAATCAAAAAACAAGCAAATCGGTAAAGTGGCAGAGGTTCTTTCGCAAGAAAACCCTATGCTTATGGACATTCCTTTCATGGAAATGAATGAAGGAACTATTCATAAAGAAGACATTCGTTCTGCGTTACCTGCGGTTTATTATCGTAAGGCCAACCAAGCGATTCCAGCTTCTAAATCAACCATCGAAGAGCGTACGTTCCAAGCTTCACATTTTGAGTCTAAGTCTCAGATTGATGAGGCTGTAGCAAAACGTGGTGGGGTCGATCGCATCGCCTACAATCGTTGGAATCAAGCAATGGGTCACCTTGAAGCGCAAGCTCAAGAGCACGCTGCATTGACTATATATGGATCACCTGAGAGTTCTACTCTTAAAAGTGCAGGTCTATTTGACGTGTATTCAACTTTGGCAACCTCAGAGCCTTCATCTGCCCAAATTATCGACGGTGGGAGCTCAGATTCAGATCTGACTTCAATCTTGTTGGTTCATTGGGGTGAGCGTTCAGTTTTCGGTGTGTATCCAAAAGGTACGCAAGCAGGTCTGAAAAGAACTGACCGAAGTGCTGGTGGAAAACTTGTACCAATCGACGCTTTAGATAGTGCTGGCGATGCCGGAACAATCTGGGGTTACGAGGAGCAGTTTGAAATTGATCACGGAATAGTGGTTAAAGATTATCGCCAAGCCGCAAGGATTGCGAATCTTGATATTTCAAATCTTCAGACTGGATCAAGTGCTGCTGACCTAATCGACTTAATGATTAGTGCTGCATACAGAATTCACAATCCTCAAAATGGAACTGGTGTTTGGTATGTTAATCGAAGCATTGAAGCTTTCCTTCACAAACAAGCCTTGACGAAAGTCGGTGCTGGTGGCGGACTTTCCTTCGAGAACTTTGAAGGCAAGCAAATTTTGATGTTCTTGGGTCGCCCAGTAAGACGTGCAGACGCTTTACTAAACAGTGAGAGCCAAGTAACTAGCTAATTTTATAACATTATTTGGAGGATTTAAGATGAGATATGATATTGAGAATCAACTATGTAACGCACAAGCTTTTACAGCTAGTGCGGTTTCAACGAACTCTTACCAGAAACAGAGTGCAGCCCAAGACCTGAGCATCGGTCGAAGAATGGCAGTCATGTATGTGGTAGTTGTTGCAGCAGGTACAGGTTCTACTTGGAACTTACAAGCTGTTCAAGCTGACGTTACGGCGCTGACTACTAACATTGAAGTGTTAGGGACAGTACAAGTTGCAGCCGCTCTAATGACGAAGGGTGCAGTTTTTGAAGTACCTATTCCTCAAGGAACAATGACTCGACTCCATCTTGGTGCGCGAGCCATTCCTGAGTCTGGTGGAACAGAGACTGTAACTTTGGACGCTTATCTTGTACCGCAAGAAGAGATTCCTTACTTCAGAACTTTCCCTAAAGTTGTAGGGTCAGGGGCGTAGTCAAATGAGTAGCAATAGAAGTATGCCTAAACCTCCGGTTGAAAAATCGGAGGTTGTTGAACCAAAGTCGTCCCCTGCCCCAGTTGAGAAACTAGAGCAAGAGATACCGGCGTCCATTGAAGTGATGGCGCTAAGACCAGGATTTTTTAAAGGCGAAAGAAAGAAAGAAGGCGATGAGTTCATGGTTGATACTATGAAAGAAGTCGGTTCTTGGATGAGATGTTCTGACAAAAAGTATCAAGATCAACATGAGAATCAAATGGCTGAGAAGAAAGCCAAACGCATGGCACTCATTGAAAAAGAAAAATATAAGCGGGACAACTAATTTCTGCTTAGTTGAAGGCGGAAATTATGGGATACACGAAACCACAAATATACAATTTGGCATTCGGTGCCCTTCTATTGTCTCGGCAAACCACTGATCCGACTACAGACAACTCAAATGAAGTCGCAGTTCTAAACACACATTACCAACATGCGTTCGATGCTTGCCTTGAAGACATGGATTTAGATGCCACGTCTACGAGAGCAACCTTGGCTTTGTCAGTGACAGATCCGGTAGCTTATTGGAATTATGGCTACACATACCCAAGTGACTGCGTGGTTCTAAGACGACTTGAGCCAGCAGCAGCCTACACTCCTATTGATAATAAAAGATCACACGTCCCTAAGATGGTTAGAATCCATAGTGGGGCGAAATTAATTCTCACGAATCAGGCTACTGCGGTGGCTGAATATATCTCGAATGCTGTACCATTGAGCTCACTTGGTGCTCACGCAGGCATGGCGATAGCGTACTACCTCGCATGGTTCTCTGCTCCACTCATTGTCGGCAAGGGTTCAAGGACTCTTAGGAAAGAGATATGGGAGAAGTATGTATTGTATAAAGCCCAGGCACAGGATCAAGATAGACGTGAGAATTTCAATTTCCATGAAGACGGTGTGGACTTTGAATTCGTAAACGTAAGGATTACCTAATGGCCTATAAGTCTCAGCCCAGTTTTTCGACAGGTGAACTCGATCCGGCTCTCCATGAGAGGACCAATTTCGAGAAGTATAAATCAGGTCTAGCTACTGCTAGGAATGTAATGATCGCTAAGACTGGTCGAATTCTCAGTCGCATGGGTAGGAAATTCTTCGTTAAAACTAAGACTGACGCCAAAGTTGTGGCGTCACATTTTATGTCTCACATTGGGAAGTTCTTAGAACTAGGTCCCACATGGATGAGAATCTATGATGTCGATGGAACTCTTGATAATGATTTCGCAAACTCAATGGCTATCCCAACTAACTATCAGATCGTCGATACAGATGATGAGAATGTGGTAGCCATTTCGAATGGCGCTTTTGCAATTAAGCTGGCAACTGGGATAGTTACAGGTGCCAATTATTTCCTCGCAGCCAATGGTCTGGCTCCAGCCTATGTATCTAGAACTACAACCACAGGGGCGAGCTACGGTGTTGAATATGCTTGGTCATTTGTAATCAGAGGGGAAGAGACTTTCCCAGGGAATGACGAAGCCCAGACAACTTTATTGCTCCCTGTCGGTGGAACACATGTTAACACTTTCACTGTAGGCGTCGATGACATTGCTTCTTATATTGGTTCCTCTGCGGCTATTGATGAAATTAAGTTCTACAGACGACCCGCTACGGGTGGCAGCTATGGTTACATAGGAAGCTCTGTGGATATATCAACTAGTGGAACGCTTGATTACGAAACTACTTTCTCTGATTACGGACAAGAGCCTGATTACACCAACCAGTTTATTCAAACTAACACTGGGAATTCAGGCATAGCTGTATTTGTCGGAACAAAGTGCGGAGTAATGTATCAGCAAAGACTGGTGCTTGGTTTCGCTAACAGAATTGTAACAAGTAGAATTGGGTTTCCTCGAAACTTTACCAGAAGCTTTCCGTTGAGCGACGACTCTTCATTGACACTAACCTTCGGGACTAACGGAGTTGATCTACCAAGGTACATGATTGAGAGTGACGGTTTGATCCTATTCAGTAGCCAAGGTGTTTACACCCACACCGGAGCCCTATCTACGTCTAACATCGCTTTAATAAAACGTGGTGACTGGATTATTGACGCAGACGTTCCACCACTAGCTGTCCCAGGTGGGGTTCTATTTATTGATAGTTCAACCAACACTGTTAGACAGCTTAAGTGGTCTCAAGAGACAGGCGTGTACGCAGCAGAAGAGCTGAGCATTTTCAGTGATCATTTGTTTTCTCAAAAGAAAGTTAAGTCTTGGGCATTCATGAGTGGAGAGTTCCCACTAGTTTGGGTGACATTCACTGATGGAACTATGGCTACTCTTACTTACGAACCCAGTCAACAGATGAGAGCTTGGACCAGGCATGACTCAGTTAAGAAGGTCGAGTATGTGGGCGAGATCACAAACTTCCAAGCTGCGAGTACATTCTTCTTCCAAACCAAAGACGGCGACGAGAGATACTACGAGACTGCTGCACTAAGATACCCGACACCGGCACAAGTTATTGCTGACCCTGAAGCAGACAAGAATGAGTCTGTAGCGGCCCTTGATGCAATGGTGTCTTGGTCCCACTTAATCAATGATGACCTCACAGATGACGACATGGTGCTTACACCAGTAGTTGCTGACACATGGGATGGTGATTTAACATTATCAGTTACCGATGATGCGATTTTCCCAGACCCAGGCATTGGTGCTGTAGGTACAATATTTAAATATTTTGATTCTGATAGAAGTGAATACGAACTGACTGTTACGGCCAGAGCCAGTGATGATTCAATCACTGTGAGTCCTAACATCTTGTTCCCTTCAACTGCCGCCACGAACCCAAGACTTTATGAAGCAGTGACAACAATTAGCGGATTAACCCACCTAG